ATGAAGCAGTTGTGTTTGGGTTGATTTGACAAGTTTCGGTATCGACGTTCGGCTGGAAAGCAACCTGACCGATAACCGGAGCTTGTGTGAACTGGTTTTGATTGAGCGAGTATTGGCTCATGGTATTTTTATTATTTTATTGTTGTTATCAGTTCTTGGCTGAGTTCGAACCAAAGAGGTTCTTACCACGCGCAAGCCGGTCGTTGATCGAGCCGGAACTATTCAAACGAGACACAGAGTCGAAGCTCTTCTTGAGTTGAGCTTCTGCAAGTGATTTGAAGGAAGCATTATTGCGTTCCTTAACTGCAGCAGCGTTTACACGCTCTGCTTCTTCTTTAGCAGCTTTTTCTTTTAGTTCTGCTTCTACTACTGCGTTATCACGCACATCAGCTTTATCTTCAGCTACTTTTTCAGCTTCTGAAGTTGCTGGAACTTTTGCCTCTTCTTTAGTAGGCATTTCTGAGTTAGCACGAGGATGGTGCATACCAGCAATAGGGTTGTTACCCTTTGTACCTTCATCATATCCTGGGACATGACCCATGTGTGTTGCTGATGCTACTGGAGTAGCGTGAACTGTATGACCATGATGTGTTTTATAAGCGTGGATCAAATGACCTACGTTATAACGGATACCTTCATGCTCGATATGGTCATCGTGATGAACAGAATGACACATATTATCACGGGCTACTTCTACCATTTCTTGTAGCGTTGCTGATTTCCCGTCACCGATGTCGATACGAGAAGAAGGAGCAAGTTCACTCACCTGCTCCGCTTTGCTACCTAAAGAGGCAGCTGATTTGAACCATTTAAACATAATATTGTTTTGTTTAGTGTTTAACCTTATTTCCGCATCTTCGAACCGAGGACGTTGATCCGGCGGAACAATAGCGAGATGATGAAATTTAAAACGCTTGATTTCCCTACCATAGGGAATGTTGTGCCAAGTACCACCTGGCCCAAAGTCTTTGGTGTTTAGCTTTGTACCTACGCTAACGCCCTTGTGTTTTCTGATCATTTCACGGGCTTGTTCGGTATCAATCGAACCTTCGCAGACAAACCAGCCTTTATCGGCATCGTATTCTGCGTGGTCTACATAACCATGAGCTACATCACTAAATTCATTAATAGTGGTAGGAATATGGTTAATCGTGAGGGGACAACCAATTAAGGTATCAAGTGCCTCATCAATAGCTTCCTTTTTGATTAACTCTACATCGCCACCTTTTACGTCCCTGTAATTAACAAGGCCAGGTTCCATAAAGTAGCATTTAAAACGCTTACCAGATGAAACCAAATTTACACGTTCACTCCAGATGAGAGCATCATCTTGTGACGTGGTGTTAGACTCGATAGATTCAGTTAGTTGCAACCATAGAAGGAAGGGCTGGATCGCAGTCGCTAATTAGGGCGAGTTGGGATTGTAGCCGATTCAATGTTTGTTTGCGTCCTTTTATGCTAGAGTCAAGCCTTGCACGCTTTCTTTCTGCACGTTGTATATCATCTAAAAGAGCTTTATAACGGGCTTTTAGCTGAGTTGGACTTAAAGTTTCTTCAGATTTCATGCTGCGTTTAGCGTCTTATTTAGAGCGACAAGTATCCTAGCAGCACATCTGCAATTATAGTCTTCACCAGGGTGTCCACGTCTACCTGTTTCTCTATCAACAATAGGTGGATTATCCCAAGAAAATTGACGTTTTTCTAATAATCTATGGTCATGGCGCACTCTATTATCTAGGACTGTATGCCAAATGTAGCCTGGTGAACCCAAAGCATCTGCCTGTTCTTGTACGTAATTGGCAATAAGTAGATTTGTTTCCTGTATAGCCATAGTATTAACCATACGATTAGCCTTACCATTGTGCGCTTTGATTATACCACCTAGCTTATCAAGCCTACCTTCATCCATGTTGTTTTCTACAGCTTTATGTAAGCTTTCAACATGATCTAAAGTGTAGTTTTTAAGCTTTTCTTCTAAATTCTGATGAAGTTTGTCTGTTACTTTAATACGTATATCTTCACGTATATGTTCACTAAACTCAGTCTCTTCAGTAATTTCTAAATTCTTTAAATCTCTAACTATAGCTTGGTGTGTAGTGCCAACTATACTTTCAACTGGTTTATCAAACAAAAGTCCTAGCTCTTTTACTTCTTTGAGGTTCGTGTAGATAAGCCCAAGTAACGCAAGAAGCTTTTTATGCGTTTCTTTACTTTTTTGTTTTGATTCAGATATTTTGCCACGAAGTTCATAGGGTATATCTCCTTGTTTAATAGCATATCCATTTAGAACTTTATTGTATTTAGCTCCTATGAATTGCAGTTCTTTGCTTATTTTGGAATTAAATTTTCCGTAGAAAACCGTTCCATTGTAATGTATTTCACCTGTCTCTAAAGCTTCAGTAATAGCAGAATATGAAATACCAATGTAATTCTGCCTAGAAATATCTAAATCTATTAAATCGTAAATAGGCTGATATACCACATCAATGAACCAATGACGTAGTTCTCTTTCTATTGGAATAGCATCGCTATCCCGTGGTATTATCGGTTGTAGGGCTATCTGCATCAAGCTGAAGCAAGAAGTTTTTTCTTGGCTTTTTCTGATCCGGCCTTTTTAGCAAAATCCTTTTCAGCACTTGCTTTGGGATTTTTATCTTTTTTGGCTTCAGAGGATTCTTGGTTTACGATTGGATCGACATCTCTTTCACCACGTAAAACTTCGGTGTCAACAGAAAGCAGTCCTTCCTTCTTAAGTTCGATGCTAGCTTCTTGTGCAGTCTCAAGACCATTTTGGAAGCGTTCCATAATGCGTTGCTGCTTTTTAACTTTAACATCTTCAGCTTCGTTACCAGTAAGAACACGTAGTGGTTGCCATTCAATGTCTACATCTTCTGGCATAAAACCAAACAACTGCTGACAACGTAATTCTACTACGTCTAAAATAGCAGGCTCTAATTCTTCACGTAATGCTTCTACTGTGGAGTTGTAATTTTCTAAAGCGTCTTCGCCTGAACTGAAACCACCAGCCGATTCGCCAAATAATTTGTTCTTAGGTATTTTGAGTGCTGCGCACAGATTCAAGCGAAGTTGTTCCCAGACACTTGCGAGTCCAGTAAATATAGCACCAAGGTTCTTTTGATCGTAATCATCTTCACGATCCATAACAATGGCGTTTTGGAAATTCTTCATCTGATTGGACAGAGTGATAGCTTGCTGAACACGAGCGGTAGTATTGCTACTAGCTAATGCGGTGTTAAAGCCTTTCATCTTCCAAACATCTATCTTAGCTTCATCAAGTAATTCAAAGATAAGATTTTCAAACTTTAAGAATGAATTGATTGAACGGATACATTGTTCAATTTCACTCATACCCCAACCTTGTAAACGTAAACGTATATAAGATGGAGCTTCAGCCCACAAGAACTTAACTACACGAGAAGCATGAAGTGGATAACCATAGTAATTGTATGGTACACCATTCTTGTAATCAAAAATGTTTAAATTAGATAATACTAATTCCCAACGATCTGCTGGAATAAATACTAGCGGTGAATCTTCCTTAATAGCTTCTATATCTAATTCTTTTTGAAAGTCTTGATCTGTATTAATAACAAGGCCAGATCCACCATACAATCTACCCCAGTAAGCAAGATGCTTAAGTGCAGACATATCAGAACGAGCGAGGTTAGCACACGCATTATAATTTACCCATCCACCAATCGTCTTAGCAATTTTCCGCATATCATTCTGACTGCGGTTGCGACTCATAACACGATTAAGTTTTAATACTTCGTCTTCACTTAATTCTGGAGTCTTGATTGTAAACCCACCTCTAAACGCATCATCTACTGGCTGGCAAGTAACTGTTCNAAACAGTCCCTGCGTCATGTAAGAATAGCTAAGTAAGAATACGATTTAGAGAAAGTGGTACGTAGGCATTAGCATTAGCTAATGTAGCTACTTGAGATAATTGATTGGTTCCATATGGATAACCTGCAAACTCACCTTGAAATGTTAATCCATTGATTAACGAACTCATTCCCTGCCCACCAGCATTGTTTATACGCTCAATATTATCTTGNTCTTTTTTGATGGANTTGAGTTCATCTGTNAATTGNCTAACGATGTCTTGACCAATATCTGGTAAAGAATTGATACGGGATTCAGCAGTAGGATTACCAGAAGAATCTAAAACAGAAGTTAGGCGTTCGCGCATAAAGAGATCACGTTAATCTGTGATTGACCTTTGGTTAATTTGAAGCAAGAAAAAGATATGACTATCCCACATGATAAAATACTAGGTAAACATACGTTAGAACCGAACAGAGACCCAAAACTCGTATTTGTAGGCGTTCCTATGAGTGGAGAATTAAGGTGGGAAACTGCTCAGATTCTTTCATATCTCAGTCAAAATGAGGTAGCTGGATACAAGTTTGTGGTACGTAAATTAGGCGGTTTTGGCGTGGCTAAAGCTAGAAATGTACTCCTATGGTTAGCTAGACAGACTGCTGCTAGCAAAGTTCTATGGATTGACTCAGATATTAACTGTGGGCCAGCCCAAGTTGAACGTATTTTATCACATGACGTAGATTTAGTAGGCGGTGCATATCCTAAAAAGCAAATACCTTTAACTTGGGTAGGTGAGCATATACCTGGTGATTACATGGGCGATTTAGCCCCTATGTTGCATTTAGGCACTGGATTTTTACTACATACCATGAAAATGATTGATGATATTATTATCAACAATCCATCAATAGCCTATTATTCAGACGAAGAATATGGTGATTTTGTCAAAAACGATGTATTCCATGATGTATTCTCGATGGGGGTAGTAGATGACAAATGGTGGCATACGAGCTATCCAAGATACATTACTGAAGATTATTACTTGTCATATCGTTGGAGAAAACTGGGCGGTAAGTGTTGGTTAGACACAAAGTGCCAATGCGGTCATATTGGATATGCCGATTACTTAAAGCTTAATGGTCAGTTAATGGATTTAACTGAACGATTAAACGATGCCAATTTAAAGCTCCAAATGGCCCTCCATAAGGAGCGAGTTGGTGATAATAATTAAGCTTGTGAAGCAACAGATACGTGACTTGCAGGTGGCGTAACCTGCGTAGCAAACGGATTAGTTACTGCGGAATATTCAACTGGTGTGATTACAAACTCACCAGGTATATTCTTACGATTATCTCCAAAATGAATATTATATTGGAAATAAGCATAGGTAGCTGCTTCTGGGTGTATGTTTATACTTAAGTTAGTATTTTTTGACCAGATGGTGTGTGAATCAGCATACCATCCACGAACAAAGATAGGTCCACCATTAGGATTGGTGCAGTTGTTAAAACAAATACCACGAGTTTTAGGACGTACAATTTGGTCATAGATTGTATAGTCGCCTAAAAGCACATCGTTAATTTGGCAGTTATTAAACTGAACATTCCACACGCCAGCTTTAAAACCAGCATCACACATCTGGCTCATATCTGTAAAAGCATTGGTAACACGTTTACGAGCAACGCCAGTGTTAACCCAATTACAGTTGTTAAAGGTTACATTACCACCTCTAACTTGGTCATACGCACGCTCAATACCGTCTTTAAAGGTACAATTATTGAATACAACTGTGTCGATTACTTGCGGTATGCAACCATTGGGTTCTACATAAGCAGTAGCTTTAAAACCCCAATGAACTGTACCGCCATCAAACGTACAGCTTTCAAATGTAGCAGGACAGTTGTTGCCATTGAGGGTAAATACTGACTGACCATCCGTAGCATAGGTGGGAGGATTATCTGGATTGTAGGTGTGGTTAACGTCGTATGTTTGATTTGAGTATGTGTTCATAAATTTATGATTTAGCCATGAGAGGCTCGAACTCTCATCTTCAGACATCGTGTAGAGCGACTACGCCAATGCAGTATTATTCATACTCCTGAGATACTTTCCTTTGTACGAATGACTAGATCAGACCAACACTTTCCTTGCTACGTTTGTCTTGCAACACATAAGCAGAAAAAGACCTAATCCTAAAAGGGTCGAATTTAGCCTTTTTAATATCTCTATACACCTTATTTCGAGTTATGCCTTTGGCCTTAGCTATATCTAAAACCGTAAAAGATATATGTTTTGATCTCATAAAACATCAAGAATTGATAATCCACTTCCTAGTAATTGACTAATACCGTCACTAAATGCGTCTACTTGGTCGTCATGCTCATGGGTGTCGTCTTGGGTAAACGCTGATAATTCCATAAGAAACTCTGGTATCCAAGGTGCGTCTTCTTCTTTTGGTATAAATACCATGCCAGAGTCTACAAAAGGTAAAACATCGTTAATACGGCTACCTTTATCCTTAACACGAGTAATACCTTCAGTAGGTATGCCAAGTTCACCTAAAGCCTGCATAATACCTGGACCAGAACCTGCCTCTTCTATGATAAATCGACTAACTGGAAACTCAGCCTGTTCTTGGCAATGTTTCTTATAGAATACAGCAGCAACACGTACAAACTCTGGAAGTGTCCATTTTCCCCTTACTTGGTCGAGCAAATAGGCTTTTTGGTTAAACTTAGCCCAGCATTGTATCACATAGTAGTCATTGCCCTGCCCCTTCTTAATAGCCGTATCGCAAGTTAGTATCTTATCATCCCAGTTGTATAGCTTACCATCATGCTTACGAAGTGACTCAATTTGAATAAGATTACCGCCAAGAGCTATAGGCTCCTGTTGGTACTGCGAAGCGAGTACATACCTACCTATACGTGTCTTCTTTAACCCAAGTAAGGTTTCGGTAGATATGGTTTCTGGTATGATGGATTCATCATTGACCAAAGCAGGAAATTTTAGCAAAAGACACTGGTCTGGATAGTTCTTTAACAAATAGCCACAAAGGTCATCTGGACTTAACCTTTGAGCGTTTAAAATTATAGGACAATACTCGTCAGAATTGCGACGTGACTTAAGGGTGGTTTCTACCCATTGGCGTACCTTACCTGATTCTACCTTACTTAAAGCCTCATCTGGTTTTGCAGGGTCATCTATACCTATAACACCCCCAGCAACTCGTTTTAAACCAGCCCCCTTACCCGTAAGAGAGCCACTGGCACCTTCAGCAAAGGCCATACCGTTAAATCTAGTAATAAGCCTATCTGCCCTTTGCCCATCCAACAAATCCCCGTATAACGAACGAAACCATGGTTCCCGTAGGGTTCTAGCAACATATGCAAGCGACTGTTCAGCCAAATCTCCAGAATAACTCGTATGAATCATCATAGAGTCTGGAAAATACGCCAACCCCCAACAATAGAGAGCCTCAAGTATCTTAGTCTTACCTGTACGTGGAGGCATATTAACTACCACATACTGTATCCCCTTTGGTAATTGTCCCAAATACGCCTGTTCCAATGTATCACATATCGTCCTATGGAATCCCTTAAGCGGTAACTCTATTCTATTCTCTGGTATAAACAACTCGCTGAAAAACTCATAAAAGCTTATACAGTCGTTACTTGGTATATAAATCTCCTCACTTGTTTCTGTTATATCTGTATAGGTGGTCATTGTATGGTACCTTAATTTATGGTACCTAAGTTTATGGTACCAAAAAACTTATATTACGGTATTTTGAAGAAAAGGGGACCCAAATCTAGGACGCAGCAGAGACTTGATTGATTTCTGGGTAAGCTTGGACCCCCCTACAAACATGGTTTTAATAGGTGAGCGTGTTGATTAGTGCCAGGCCAGCTAATAGGTGAGCGTGTTGACCTATTAAGATTAGATTGCACAAGACATGGCGTGTCTTGGTTATTTGCTTATATAAGTTAAAGCTATTTTTGCTTTAGAATGGATTGATGGAGTGACTAGCCTAGCCATTTTTGATTCAGCTAGTGATTGTACTATGCTTCTTAAATAATCCCTCTCTTGTGCTAATGCTAGGTGCATTATCCTTAATTCATCTAATGCTTTGTTGCGTTTACTTTTGGTTGTCATTGGTTTGCGTGGTTTTTTCATTGTCATAAACGAAAGCTTCTATTTCAATCAATGGTAACGATTCGTTCTTTCCTTCCCCATTAGATGATGAGACGAGAGAGGCTTGTT